TATAAAGACCATTTTCATAATCACTTCCAATTCCTCTAATCCTTATGGTGATGCCTGGTTTTTCAAATATACCATTTGTAGTCTTGGCTATCTTCTCTGCTGGCTCATCAAATACTGTTATACACTTTATAGGCAATTCAGGCTCAGCAGAAGTAACCACTGACCAATCAGTAGTAGTAGCAGGAGTAAAGCCAACACCTTGCTCAATAAGGTAATCGGCAATAATTCTACTCACCGGATATAAAACTATATCTTCAGCCATTTTATTATCGTTTCTTTTATTGCCCGCAAATTATCTGTTATACCACGTTCCAAAAACTTCCGACCTCGAGGCCAAGGTGATTTAAAATGAGTACTAGGAGGAGCCTCATGAACAAATAAAGCATAAGAAGATTCATTCCAAATTTTTCCTCTATAGCCCTTGGAAGTTTTTTCCACTTTGTTCTTGAAACTTGACCGCAAGTTACCCGTATCAATTGGTGTCCTTGTCATCGCATATCTTTGTACGTCAACAACAACCTCAGTCATCGCGTGTTTTAAATTCCTTTCGGATACTCTACCAACTTTTTTTAAGTTACGTTGAACTTCTTTCAACCCTCTAAGTCTTATTTTTTTCTTAACCATTATATCGTCGCTGTCCTTAGAAACTCGGTACATTTTAAATTGGGAACTTTAGCAAAGCCTGTTATCTTCTTAGCTGCCCGAAGATCAGCTGGATTCTCCGTAAGCACGTCAGCCAAATCTCCAAAGTATAAATAACCGTCTTTTACTATATCTCTATCCACATACACAATAGAAGAATCCGTCTTATCATGGGAAACCGGGTCAACAGTTTCTCCTTCATTCGATTCCCACCGACATTTAATAGCTACTGGAGTGGGGTAAGTAAAACCACCCTTAAAATCATCCACAGGAGCACCCCAATACACGCCATCCTGTTTTAACATTCTCGTAATAAGACTCATTTGATTAAGTACCTATATTGTCTTCATCCCAATCCTCAGCTCCAAGCCAAGTCATACCGGGTGTAAGGGTTTTCTTACCTTTTTTCATTTGCTGGTTCAGTTGCGCCAAATCTCCTAAATAGTCAACAGCCATTGCCTGCTGTCCCCATCGAGTTTGGTCAAGTGCTAAATCTACCTTTCCAAAAAACCTTGCCGCAACTGAACCAGCCTTTTCATCTTGTGCCTGCGGGTCACGTATAGAATAAAAATGAGCAGTAAGCCATACTGCAATTAATTTTAACTGTGCATCTGTATAAGTACTACTACAAACATTTGTAACAACCTGATTAGCTGCTTCTATAAAAGGAGCTAGATCAGTAGTAATATCTGAATCAACTTCAATTATTTTTTCAACATCAGATATAGTTATAGTATAGCTCATGCTATATTCCTTAATCTATCATAACCAAAAACACGAAAACGTTTTATTCTTCTTGGCTTAGTATTCTTCCTTTTACAAAACAACCACTTGTTGATCCAGTACGAGCAAACCGCTTTTTTTGAGCATCACTCATTTTTTTTCTCTGCTCAGGAGTCCTCTTTTGTCCTTTTAAGGATTGCACTCTTTTTCTTATCCATTCATTATTTTGTTTTATTTTACAAATGGCCATATTAGATTACTTCCTTTTTAACCTCTGCCACTACTTTAGAAACAACAGGCTTAACTCCATTAGCACCTTTACCACTAATCTTTGCTTCCTCAGAAATTTTAGAGGTTACTTTTTGTTTTTCTTCTTCGTCCAAATTATCTACCGCACCAACTATAGTTTTTAACGCAGTACTTTTATCTTCACCTTTTTTAGCTCTCCACCATAAGTAGACGACAGCACCAATCCCAATAGGAATAAGTAGCAAACCAACCCAGGGAAAACTAGCAAACGTCAAGGCGATAACAATTAAAGCAGCTCCACCAATTACCAACGCAATTCCTAGTTTACCACCCCACCTTTTAATCCAACAAACTATTCCACCAATTAAACACAAACAACCAACTACCAAAATAAGTAGTGGACCATTATTTACCGAGAGGGATGCTTTGTAAGCCATAGCAGGAACTGTACCCATAGAACCTCCCATGCTTACCTCTGCTGGCTGTGTTTGAAAACTCATCAGGCTTTTACCTAATATACCGCCATAGGCGATAGCATCTAATTGTGGACCTTTAGCAGTAGCTAATCCATTAAAATTATTCGTTGTTGGACCAATATCCTTCTTATACTTAATTTTGTACCTCAGGGAGTCGTTTGGTCCAAGAGTTATCTTCTGACCTTTGGCTGTAATAACCGTTGCCATACCCGGAGCCTTTACTTCAGGTCTCACGTAAAAACCAATACCAAAAGCCAACACCACCGATAAAGCTAGAATAGCGTACTTCATTTTACACCATCCCTTTCTCCTCTATCCTTTTTATTTTCAATATCGAAAACATCGTCATTAACTTCAAAAGTTTTACCCCCAGAAGTTATATAAATGGTTTCAATAAAAATTTCCTCCTCCTCCGGTGGATCAACAATACTTTTTACTTCCTTCAACTCAGTTTTTGCCGGTTTCACCGAAGTAGAGTTTGGAATAATATAACTACAACCGGACAAGAAAACCGTTGCTGCCATCATAACGATCATTAAAAATACAGCCAGCCATTCAAACCATTTCATTTTCATTGCTTGTCTCCTATAAATAATCATCCAGATTAGCTTTCGGGAAACATTCCAAATCACTATCTGGTCCAAGATTAATTATTTCTCGACCTGGAAAAACGGTGGGCAAATTCCTAGCCATTAATTTAAACCCTTTCGCAAATCTATTATAAGATTCAATATTTGGATTGTGTACATTATGGTCGTGCCAGTTTGCCCTTCCGGTTTTTCCAAGTTTCATATCGAAACCAATCAGACACACTCGCTGCGCTCCCAAAGCCAAAGCCAAATTAATTCCTACAGAACCAGTACTGTGATTCCAACCCAATTGCGTTCTGCTTATCCCGTGACCCAATCGACTCATAGACAATAACCAATCGGGAGCATTCGCATGTAGTGATGGTTGATTAGTAAAAACAGGATTAGGGAATTTCTCAAGAGCATCCCTATGATGATGCCACCACTTCAAATCTCCAAAGACACAAATATTACAAACGACAGGCCCAAGTTGATACGCATCATTACATCCAATGGTAAGTTTACTAGAAAGACGGTTCCAATCAAATCCAGACGCACGCAGGGAGTCTCCACCACCAATAACGAAGACATCCATACCCGTCCAAAATTGTTTTGGAATCCATTGCATTTCTATTACTCACCACCTTGATCTTCTTCAATAATCTCCTCAACAAATTCTTTTACTGCTACTTTCTTCATTCCCTTAGCATTCAAAGCAACATCGGGATTATCGGCATCAGCTACATGAAACCAAGAATTTTTCCGAAGCACTACCAAATTATTTTCGGTAGCTAGAGGATACAGTTCAGTAACGTTCTTACCTAATGCCGATTTAATATCACAAACATCTATATCTATATCTACATCAGCATCTTCTTTAGGCAATCCAGTTAGATCATCAATTCCCTGCTCTTTTAACTCGTCATTCAGAGTTTTCCCCTTAACTTCTTTTTGGGCTTTCTTACCTGGTCCAACAATCTCATTAAACTTACGAGGAAACATAGTGACCAAATCCATATTGGTTTCTACTACATCTCCCTTTTTATACGTCTTTTCATCCTGAACATGATTACCACCTAAAACTTCAAAATATCTCATTGTTGTCTCCTAAAAAATTTTTGTTTTGGGAGGTTAGGCCACCACCAAAGCAGCCTAACCTCCACTGACCAATACCAACCATCAAAGGAAGGAAAGAAAAGAAAAACTTATGTAGCTGTCCCGTGACAGATACCACAATTGCTATCTTGATCGGCTCGTATCTGAGGAACCAGAATAGCCATGACTTTGAAATTCTTACGAAGTCCACCGTCAGTATCCCACTGCAATGTAGTTATTTCCATTCCAGCTACCATACGAATAACATCACTAGTCTGCTGAACGATGACTACAGTATACCCCGTGAGATAATCCATCGTCTCACACGACTGGAAGCCATTGACTTTTTCTACTCGCTCACGCAAAGTATTATCACCCTTAGAGGTACTATAATCAGCATCCAAATACTGATCCCAATTTGGAGAGGTGTAAACTTTGTATGGCCCGAAGTGGTATACTCCCTGAAGCTGGAGTCTCATCGCCAAAAGCTCATCGATGAAAGTTCCACCAGTCCAACCACTGGTAGTAGGAGTAGTCATCGTCTTAGTCAGACGATTAACATAGTTAGTAATACCATAGATAGTACCACCACCATAAGTAATCCCAGTATTAACACCCAAGGCAAGCTTCTCCGCTTGCTCTGCTACTCTACGGGCTGCCAACTCAGCTGTAGTAGTATCTAAGGGTGAACCACCGTTACGGGAAGCCTGAATTTGACGGAGGCTATAGTGGAAGTCTTTATGAATAATCGGCAGGGGCAGATTAGTTAGTTCAAACTCCGGCCTATCTCCTTCACTCTTTCGCAACCCGTCCATCGACACGATAGCGTCCGTGATATCACTCTGAGTTTCCGTCTGGAGCACAGTTTTACTCATTCCATTCGGAATAACATATTGAAGTCCAGCAGCCCTTAGACCACCTACAAACTTCAGCCTGGGTTTAGCAACCTTTACAATCGCCTGGTCCAATTGAATCCAATCATCCTTACGCAAGGTGGCTGTAGCGTTTCTAATCGGGATTGACATTGGCTGTAACTTACCCTCGTGCATTATCATTCTGGTAATATAAGACCTTCCATCATCGCCAAAATAAGGCCGCAAAGCATTCGGGTCAAAATTATTCGCTACCAGTACATCAGCCACACTTCCATAAGGCTGTCCATTCTTAATATAATCCATTTTACTTTCTCCAATCTTAAATTTTGTTTTAATTAATCCAACATCAACCGTACGCAGATTAATCTTATCCAGCTCTTACGGAAATAAGAGTATCAACCGCACCATCGCCACTCAAATCTTCTGCCTCCTCGGCATATGCCATCACCTGTTTTACCGCCTCATCCGAAGCCCTGGAAGTTTTAGCAATCAACCTTCCAGCACCATCCGAAATAAGTTGCTGACCAATCGTCACATTCTCGCCAGCCTTTAACAAAGCACGAAAACGAGTGCCAGGAGTTTCTACGTGGTAGAATACTCTAGCTGCGGCAGCATACGCATCAGAGTCTGTATTGCCTTGAAGAGCATCTTCTACAGCTACCTGAACCAAACCATAGCCACCTTCTTCACTATGTTTCTGTACCGTTCCAGCAGCAATCTTTTCTACGATGTTTCCTGGATTAACAATCGCAGCAGCAACAGCTTCCTCTGCCCGGTATCCATCACCATCTAACTGAATTCTATTATTAGACATATTTTTTACTCCTATCTTTCTTTTAAACTATTGAACTTTTGATTATTAAACCTTTTGTTTGCAAAAACGAAAATTACTCACTGAAGTTCATTGTCGGAGCTACCAACGGTTCTTCTGTATGGTTATTTACCGTTTCACCCATACCAGAAAAATCAAACTCCTCATTACCAGTGACATCCGTTTCGTCATGGGTTGCTACTTCCTGAGACTTAGTCAAGATAGCAGTACTCTTTAAATTCTCGACACTCATCACCTTCAACCGATCTTCCGTAAAGGTATTTGCCTTGTTGGACATGATCTTCACAATTAGAGCATCCCGCACATTCTTATGCGTCCGTGCATTTTCAATTAAGGCTTCACGCATTTCCGGGGGGGCCTTTGAAATGAACTCCTCTACAGTTACAGCCTTATTTCCCGTAGGTGCCGGAGTATCTGCTGGTGGATCAGCCGGGAGAGCATCCGCAGGAGGTGCGTCAGCCGGGAGAGCATCCGCAGGAGGTGCGTCAGCCGGGAGAGCATCTGCTGGCGGATCATCGTCATTCTTAATCGGAGGCTGCTCAGAAAGGTGTGTCAACTGCTCTTCAGACATATTAAGAAGAAAATCTTTATCTTCCTTAGTCCATCTACCATTCGCCAATAATTCTTTCACTACTTTTTTCTTGTCCATTGTATTCTCCTGTTGTTCAAAGTGGACTATCTTTATTTTCTTTTGGTTGCCTACCATAACATATTCATATCGTCTTTGAACTTCTACGGGCAGACCTACCAAATTCACATCATCTCCATTAATACTATACTCTTGCTGATACAACGAATTGTTATCCTCAAAAATAAAAGTATTATCAAATACATCAATAACCCATTTGTAGTTTTCTCCTTCCCCTGAAATCAATGATTCCAGTCTATCTTTAATTGTTTGGAATGATAGTTCATTTACAGTCACTCCGTTCTTCGTTAAAAATTCGGCCAACGATTTATTAAAAGAATCCTGCTTTGCCTTTGTGGCTTGATTGAGTCTCAAGAAGCCCGCCCCATCTGCTATGCTAGAGGCTCCTTCTTTATCCGGCAGAATCGCTAAATGATCTGGCTTATAGTTTCTAGCTATACCAGCATATTTAACCCCATTAAATTCTCCCTCATTCATATCTCCCTCGACGAAAAGCCCTGTACTCAATTCCATCATAGCTTCGTTTTCAATCGCTTCAGTAATTCGATTGTCTATAATATTCATCCGATCTACTTCCACCCAAGCTTCTGCTTTCAACTTCCCCAACCCATTATCCTTATCCTTATAGAATTTAGTGTTCATAATAATCCCCACTTTGCGGGTATTTATAACATCAGGATCACAGGCACTAATCCCCACACCATTCATTGTCGGATGATAAACAACTACTGGTTTGTGATTCCATACTTGAGGAAACTTAGCCATTTCCTCCCCTGGATAAAGAAAAGCCCCATCTGAACCGTCCAGCACTCCTTCTACCATCATAATCATAGGCACCGCCAAATAATCTTTACCCTCTAAAGATTCATGACGTACTAAACCTGAGAAGTTTGTAACTATATTAACCAAACGTTTCATAATTTTCCTTTCATCCATAAAAAAAGAAGCGGTCATTTTCTATCAAAATGACCGCTTCCATCGTCGAAACACGGCTTGCTTCACTAATCCTTTATCAACAATAATTATATTCTAAAAACTATCACGATAAAAGAAAAAATAAATTTTTTTTCATATTTATTCTTCACCTGGTGGAACCAGGGTTTCTCTAGTATGTGCCCGGATAACAACTCCACCCTCCATCTTTATTTCAATGGTTCCATAAAATCGATGAGCTATTGCTTTATCAAGAAGTTCATCCACCCATTTTCGTCTGGTCTTTCTTTTCTCAAAACTCTTATCAACTAAAGAACCTTTTTTATTCATACTAATTCCCTGGCTTCCAACTCACTCATTACTAATTGGGCATCATCCCAAGTCCAATTCAATACTTCTATTTTACTATCACAATAATTTTCTAAATTAAATCTTTCAATCTTAATAGGCCAATAATCATTTCCCACATCATCCTTTCCCGGTGACACCAATCCATCTTTATAAGCAATCATTGCTAATGGTCTACCACACATTACAGCCAAATGAGCTACTCCATTATCAGTAGCCAATACCAAAGAAGATTTCAATATGCCAACAATAGAAGCATCAAGATGTCTAGAGAAATCCCAAGCCCTGCCGGCATTCGTATAAATATCAAAACTACTATCTGGTGCCCCAGCCGCAAATACCTTCTTGCCTTTATCTATTAACATATCAGTCACCTTCTGCCAATGCTCCCAATTCTTATCACTTCCATATTCTCTCTTACGAGGACAAACCACTACATCACAATCAATACTATCACGCATTAAAAAATCAGTTGGCTCTGGTATAAAATATTTTCTCGGTGCCTTTGGATTAGGTTTAATAAATTT